ATGCGCTTATCCCCCCAATGACAAGGGAAGATTTTGGAGTCTTATTGTCGGATATCGAACTTCAAATTATGTCTCAAGCTTATACGCAAAAAACACAATCGACGCAAGTCAACACATTTAAACGATTTACCCAGGAAGACCTTAACAAGTCTAGCCTTTTTTTACCTCTAATTAACAGTCAATCTGATATTAGAAAACCTGCTCCTCATAGGACACAACAGAAAGTTATTCAACCTACTGTTAAACACTTTGTAGCAGCTCGACCTATTGTTGAGAAAGATCTATTGCGAACAATTTTTGTTCGCATGAAAACAACATCTTTTATGATTAAATTAACCATTTTCTCAACAGCAGATGTTTATAGATTTGTTGATAAGCAAATCCGCACATGGCAACAGGAACAACCAGCATATGCCAATAAACGTGTTTTAAAAGTAACATGTTATTTTAATGGTAAACCATTATCTCGTAGAGCTATTGCTCTTGCTGAATATAATATTCATGATAATGATATCATCAACCTTGAAACCCACATAGGTTTAGGAGGATTTAGTCCTCTTGACTTTGTAGGTGGGATGGATGGTGCCACAAAATTATTGTGGCAACACTACATATCTTCACATTCTTATCATAAAGACATCAATTCTGATGATATTATGAAAATTACCGAAGCTACATTTATTTTATTTAGACAAATTCAAATAGCTAATTCTAAAGAAGCAGCTATTTTGGCTTGTTGTTCATTTTTACATATTACACGTGGTAAATCCATTGCATCTCAAGTTAATGCTATTATTAAAGAAGTGAGTCAAATGATTAGTAATTTATTTACTGAAAACATTGACACTTTATCAGTTCAATCTGATGAAAATGGAAATCCTTTTTCTAATTTTAGAAAATACTTTGTTATGTTTGAACAAGGAATTAATCATCCTATTTTAACTAAACTTAAGGATATTTTCTTTTATTTGTTGGCTAATGCATTTTTGGAACCTTTTGGTATCAAATTTGATAAATTCCATTTTACTAAAGCAGCAGCACTTGCTCATAAATTGAAATATTCTAGTCATGTAGGTTTTGCTTACTGTGTACTAGATGGATTTACATTTATTTTTGAACGATTATATGATGTTTATAAAACAGGTTCTTGGAATGCTATTATCCACTCCGGAAAATCATATTCTCAATGGATTGACTTAGTATATTCTATTAAAGAAGATATTCAAAAACTACATAACCCAGAAGCTTGTGGTGTTGAATATCATGAATTACTTAATCGCATTGATAGATGCATCGAAGAAGGTGACGCTATTTTAAAATATGCCCCAGCTGGTAAAACAGGTGATGAAAAGGCTATGATTAAAAAATTGTTGTCTGAAATCCGTGTTATCCAAGCCGGAGAATTTACACGTAAAGCTTCTCAAGAAGAGCGAGAAGCTCCTTTTGGTGCTTTACTTTATGGAGGCTCTAATGTAGGAAAATCCAGTTTAGCTTCTATCATGTATCAACATTTTGGAAAATTACATAATTTACCTGCTACATCTGAATATAAATATAATCGATGTTTCTCTGAAAAATTCTGGTCTAGTTTTCGCACATCTATGTGGTATATCCAATTAGATGATGCTGCAGCTAGAAAAGCTAATTTACAAGATGATATTAGTTTGGACGAAATATTACACATTATTAATAATGTTGGATATACTCCTCCTCAAGCTGATTTAGCAGATAAGGGTAAAACACCTTTGAGACCAAAATTAGTTATCGCTACCACTAACGTAAAACACTTAAATGCTCATGTTTATTTTGAAAATACTCTGGCTATTTTAAGACGTTTTAAATTTTACGTTGAGGTTTATCCAAAATAACAATATAGTGTTAACAAAGTATCTGAAGAAGGCAGTCGTGTACTAGATACTAGTAGTCTACCACCTATAAGTGAAACTGAATACCCTAATTATTGGGAATTTAAAATTTATAACGTGGTTTGTAAACAAAATAACGGTAGTCAGTCTGGTGCGTTGGAATTAAGTCAAAAAATTGATGATATCAATGTTTTCCTAGCTTTATACAGTAAATTAACTATTAAACACTTTGATTTACAGAAGAAAGCTATGTTAGCTGATAAATCTTTTGCTAATATTGAAATTTGCAAACAGTGTTATATTCCATTAAATGCTTGTACATGTCAAAATGTGCAGTGCTATGATACATTAGCTACTATGGCTGTTGGAATAGCTGGTTTTATGTACTCGAATCCACAAATTTCTAAACCTATTTTACAAGCTGTTGCTAATGCAGGTATTAAACACATTTCACCCTATGTTGTGAAAGCTGTTAAAAGCCAAATCTGCAAAGAAGTAACCACTCGTTTAGATGAAATTCGCAATAAAGTCAATACTACAGCATATGACGTTTTTGAACGCTTGAAGTATGAATGTGATAAACTTAAAACCATTATGCATGGTTTTGGTAATTACACTCGTGCATTTTATGAAAAGCACAAAATGAAATTAGCTATTTTAGCATGTATTCCCTTTATCTTATTTTTATATAAAACATATGGAAATTTTTCCCGAGTTTTATCTCAAGGTAATGAAATCTCTAAAGTTAGATATGATGAATCTCAAGATACATCTAAAATATTTAAACACGATGAAAAAGCTAATCCTTGGGTTAACAATGATTATGTAGTTTCTGATTTTGATGTTGGACGTTATACGTCTTTACTAAAAGGAACTGATATTCATGTAGTTCGAGAAAGAATTGCCAAAAATTGCGCATATATTGAATCACATTATAATGCACTTAGTGGAGCCAAAATTCGTATTGGCCGAGCGGTGTGTTTAGGTGGTAATATATATATGACCAATAATCATAATTTGCCTGAGGATGTTGATATTACGTTAAAAGTAACTTCTAACCCTGTACGGGAAGGTATCACGCAAAATGTTTCAGTTTTGTTAACTCAATCTGAGATTCGTCGTTTTCCTAAATTAGATATAGCATTTTTCCGTATAATGTGTGTCTCACCTAAAAGTAGTATTATAGAATTTCTTAGCAATGAAAATTTTAATACAATTTGCAATGGATATTTCATTCAAAAAACTGCTACAGGTATTACACGCAATTTAGCTGTTAAATCTGTTAAATTTTGTAAAAATGTCTATGTAGACACATTTAGTTTAGATTTTTCTTCATGGATGGGAACAATTGTTGAAAATACAGTTAATGGTGATTGTGGCTCTGTTATATTAGGAACAACTCCTCTTGGTCCTGTTATTTTAGGTTTACATCAGACTGGTGGTAATCGTAATCAGTTTACAGCAGTAGCTGTAAATAAGACTATGTTAGAACCTATTCAAGATTGGATAGACTGTATGTTTTCACCTACTAAACCTAAATTACGTGATATTCAAGGTAATGAAGTTCAAATTGAACCTCTACATTATAAGAGTGTATTTCGTTATATGGAAACAGGTAATGCTAAGGTCTATGGTAGTTTACCAGGCTTTCGTGCTAAACACTCCTCAAAAGTAACAGATACATTTATTCGCAAAATTGTTGAAAAACATGGTTATGAAGTTAAGACTGATAAACCTGTTATGCAAGGTTGGGAACCATGGCGTATTGGCGCTTTAGATATTGTTCAACAACAATATAAAATGCGTTCTGATACTTTAGATGCTTGTGTTAAAAGCTTCACACGCGATATCATTAGCTCACTTTCGAAAGAAGATAAAGCTGAAATCGTTGTATTAGACGATAGCTCAACATTAAATGGTATTCCCGGTGTGCGATTCATTGATAAGATGAAGCGTGATACATCAATGGGATATCCATGGAAGAAAAAGAAAAATCAATTTTTACATAAATTTGGTCACGTTGGACAATGGCAAGACTATGTTCAATTTCATGATGAAATTTATGATGAAGTAGATGAAATTATGGCAAAATACAAAAATAAAGAAAGATGTATGGCCATTTTCACAGGACATCTTAAGGATGAGCCTACTACTTTTGCTAAAATTGATAGTAAGAAAACACGAGTATTTGCTGGTGCGAATGCTCCTTGGTGTTTTGTTGTTCGTAAGCATTTGTTAACATTTACACGTGTTTTACAAAATAACAAATTCATTTTTGAATCTGCTCCAGGCACTAATCCAGTTTCTTCGGAATGGGGTGATATTTACCGATATTTAACCCAATTTGGTGAAGATAGAATTATTGCTGGAGATTATTCTAAATTTGATAAAAATATGAGTTCCCAAGTTATTATGGCTGCTTTTGAAATCATCAAAAATGTGTTAACACATTGTGGATGGTCTAAAGAAGATTTGCAAATTGTAACAGGAATATCATATGACACCGCTTTTCCAGTAATGGATTTCAATGGAGATTTAGTTGAATTCTTTGGATCAAATCCTTCAGGACAACCTTTAACCGTTATCATTAACGGTTTGGTTAACTCATTATATGTTCGCTATGTATGGGCTACTGTTGGAAATGATTTAAATGAATTTAAGAATAATGTTGCTTTGATGACTTATGGTGATGATAATATCATGGGTG